GATGAAGAAACCAAGCAATTCAGCAATAATCCGCTTCATGACTGGGCGTCTCATGCATCCGACGCCTTCGGTTACATGGCAGTGGCCCTCCGCCAGCCAAAAAAGAAGGCGCCGCAGCATGGCATCATCGTGCCGCCACGCTTTGCCTCACCTAACTCATGGATGGGATAAGCCAGGACACATCAATTTCAAATGGATGAGGAGGGAATCATTCTCAAGGCCGCGCGTCCGGACCTAGTTGGTCGGCGCGTGCGGGTCACCGCAGTAGGCTCGCGCGGCATACTTTATATCGGCCCGGTCGGAAACTGGTCGTTTCCTGAGCGCGACCAGGCCGGCAAGCTCAACGATCCCAAAGGCGCAAGCATTCCCGCTTGGGCGCTCGCACCAGCATAACCGGAGTCAGACAGGGCCAAATCCACCGAAAATCGGCTCGATGACGAAACTATCATCGACCGCGCGCAGCGCCGATATCAGTATTGCGAAGCGTTTGAGGGCACGTTTCGTTCGCTCTATACGGATGACCTGCGCTTTCTCATGGCTGATCCGGATAATGGATATCAGTGGGACGATAAACTTCGCCAAAGCCGGGAGCTAGACCAACGGCCATGCCTGACTGTCAATAAGACGCATCAGCACTGGTTGATGGTGGTCAACGACGGAAAGCAGAACAAGCCCAGTATCAAGGTTCATGCGACCGGTGGCGATGCCACGTATCAATCAGCCCAGGTCTTTGGCGACATTATTCGGCATATCGAGTACATGTCAAATGCACAAAGCGCTTATGACACGGCCAGTGAATTTCAGGTTGGCGCTGGAATCGGTTATTGGCGCGTTCGCACCGATTACATCGATGACAGCAGCTTCGATCAGGATATTTTGATCAGTCCTATCCTCGATTCCCTATCTGTGTTCATGGACCCGGATATGAAGGAGCGCGACGGATCTGACGCCAAATTCTGCTTGGTTTTCACCGATTTGACGCATGAATCGTTCAAGGCTAAGTATCCGGGGCATTCGGATGCGATCACCGCCAGCGCGCCGCTCGGTAATGGCGCGGTATGGATCACCGAGGATCACATCCGAATCTGCGAATATTTTGAGGTCAAAGAAATGAGCGACACGCTGTACGCGATCCCCGATGACCAGGGCGGTGAACCCATGCTGGTGCATGCATCGGATGCCAACCCGGCGTTGAAGAAAGCACTTAAGCAGATGGGCGATAAGGTCAGGTCGCGCAAGGTCAAGCGCGCCAAGGTAATGTGGTACTTGATCGCCGGCAATGAGTTGCTCGACACGCGCGAATTGCTGGGAAAGTACATTCCAATCGTGCGCGTGGTGGGCGAGGAAATGGTGATTCAGGGCAAGCTCGAACGCAAAGGCATCGTTCGCTACCTGAAAGACCCGCAGCGCATCTATAACTACAACACCTCCAGCGCGGTCGAGTTCGGCGCGCTGCAAAGCAAAATTCCCTATACCGCAGCAGTGGAGGCTATCGAAGGGTTTGAAGGGTATTACGAGACGGCCAATACCAAAAATCACTCATATCTGCCGTTTAATGCTTTCGATGAGCAGGGGCGGCCACTTGAAGCGCCCAGCCGCCAAGCCGCGCCTATGTCGGCGCCGGTTTATATGGAGGGCATGCAGACCGCAGCGGAAGAGATGAAAATGGTCTCCGGCCAGTACGATGCCCTGATGGGCGCGCCAAGTAATGAACAATCCGGCGTAGCCATCGATCAGCGCCAGCGCCAGGGCGACCGGGCAACTTACCATTTCATCGATGGGCTTGCCAAAGCAATTCGCTTCACCGGAAAAATCCTGATCAACCTGATCCCGCTGGTCTATGACACGCCCCGCGTACTGCGCATCCGCGGCGAAGACGGCACCAGCGAAACGCCGATCAAGATCGATCCGAATCAAAAGACCGCGTATCAGGAACAGAAAAGCGAACGCACGGGCGAGATTCAGCGCATTTTCAATCCGGGCGTAGGAACCTATGATGTGGTGGCCGATGTAGGCCCGAGTTTCGATACCAAGCGCGAAGAGACGTTCAACGCGATCAAGGATATCCTGAGCGCCAACCCGGCACTGACCCAGGTAATTGGCGATCTGCTGTTCAAGGTGGCCGACTTCCCGCTGGCCGACAAGATCGAAGAGCGGATGAAGAACTGGATACCGGCTGCGATTCAGGGCAAAGGCCCGACCGCCGAAGAGCAGCAGATGCAGCAGCAATTGCAGCAAGCGCAGCAAGCGCTGATCAACGCTCACCAGAAAGATATGAAGACCACCATCATGATCGAGCGCCTGATGCAGGAATTGTCGAACAAGAAATCAGAGATCGCGGTAAAGAGCCAGGAAGTAGCCGGAAAGCATCTTGAGCACCTGGCCGGGCGGATGGACAGCGACGAGCGGGTGAGCTTGGAGCGCATTCAAAAACTGATTGACGCGTACCAAGCGGAAACGAGCCGGCTCGATGTGCTGTTATCCGAGGGCATCAATGTGCCGAATGAACAGGAAATTAGTAGAAATTTATTGCGCGATACGGAAGAAACGACTATAAATCAACCAAATTAACGCGTCTCATTGGCATATTTTGTCAATATTACAAGTTTTTGTAGAATTTATAACCGGACCGAGACGGTTACTCGGGTTGATCACATGGGGCTATCCATGGCTGAGGCATCAGAAGTAGCGGAAACTGCACCGTCGGCAACCGCCGTAACGCAGGAACAGCCCGTAATTGAAACTCCTGTCGCGGGCGCGGGGGAAGGTGACACTCCAACTGGTGGAGCGTTGCCGACCGAAGCCAAGCCCAAAAGCGAGATATCGCCAGGGCTGCGCAAGCGGTTCGCCGAACTGACAAACGAGCGTCACCAAGAGCGTGCAGGGCGCGAGGCGGCGGAAGCCGACCGGACGCGCTTGCAAGCTGAGCTGGAAGCTTTACGCTCTGGTTCGCAACAGGTTAATCCGACCACCGGCCATCAAGGCACGGCGGACGTGATGACACTGGCGACTCAGATTGCAGAGCAGCGCATCGTACAGCGAGAATTTACCCAAAAGGTGGATACGATCTACCAAGCGGGTAAGGGCGAGTTTTCGGACTTCGACCAAGCGGTTGATAATCTTGCGTTGGCCTCCGGTGACCAGCGGCGCTCAGCAGAATTGCTGAAAATCGCCGCCGAGTTGCCGGATACCCACAAGGTGCTCTACTGGTTGGGAAAAGACGAGAATTTTGACGAAGCTGCGCGGATTGCTGCTCTGCCGGCAACCAAGATGGCTATCGAATTAACGAGGCTGTCGGGAACGGTCGGTAAATCTCTGGCTAAACCTGTGTCCAACGCTCCGGCACCCATTACGCCGGTCGACGGAAGCTCGGCCCCGATTGAAAAGGACCCCGAGAAAATGTCTACCGATGAATGGATGGCGTGGCGCAATAAAACAGCAACATCTCGGCGCGACCGTCGCCGATCATAGGAGCTAGATCAGGGCCACCAATAGTCTTTTAACACTCAGTCAAGTTACTCGCGAGGCAGTTCGCCTCTTCGTGAACAGCAACGCCATGTTGCGCACGGTCGATAAGCAGTATGACGATCAGTTTGCTCGCCAGGGCGCCAAGATCGGCTCCGCGCTGCGCATCCGTCTCCCGAACGATTACATCGTCGGCACCGGAAAATCGGTTACCCCCCAAGGTACCAACGAAGTTTCCACTACGATGACGCTGGCAACGCAGAAAAACGTTACCGTGGCATTTGGTTCGGCTGAACGCACCTTGAGCCTGGACGATTACTCGGAGCGCGTGCTCGCGCCCGCAGTGAACAACCTGGCCGGTGCCGTTGCACTGGACCTCATGAGCGTTGCGCTTTCGTCGGTTGGCATGGTGTATAACCCGGGCTCCGGCGGCGCAATTCAGTCGCCCACTGCCGGAACCTTCCTGTTGGCCGGCGCAATTCTGGATCAGGCCTCGGCACCAAAGAAAAATCGGCAGATCATGCTTGATCCGATGACTCAGGCGCGCACCATTACCACGCTGGCCGGTTTGTTCAACCCGCAGGTCAAGATCAGCGAGCAGTACGAAAGCGGGGAAATGTCCCGCGACACGCTGGGCTTCGACTGGAACTACGATCAAACGATCCTCAAACCGACGACCGGGACCTGTACCGGCTTCACGGTCAATGGCGCGAATCAGACGGGCAATACGCTCGTTGTGAACGCCATCACCGGTACACTCAATATTGGCGATGTGATCACCTTGGCCGGCGTCAATTCATCGAACCGCATCACTAAGCAGGATAACGGTACCCTGGCGCAATTTGTGCTGACTGCCGCGGCTGCCAACGGCGCA